CTACTCTGGTGGAGGTGGATACCGCGGAGAGAGCTCAGGCTCCAGCACATTACATGCTGGGCCTCAAAGAGCTCATCTCTGCCGCTGACAAGTTCTTGTATGGAGGCTTACGCCTTACCAAGCAAGAACTTGACCACCCCCTTGTGGGGTTGACCAGAAAACAATTTCTGTTACTGGTCGGCCTCACGAGTTGGGAATCTACTACCCCTGAGAACCGAGAACGTTACATCGAGAGGATATCGATTATTCACCGTCACTGGGACGGGCTCTCATACGCATTGTACCTGGCGTATGGCGGGCTAAACAAGAGTGCTAACTTGTTTGCTCCCAAAAATCGATTGATACTCCGGAAAACGTTCGTCTTCTTCCGCTCGTTTGTAAGAGAAGGGATAAAAGCGGTCAAAAGGTTCAGCGATGGAATGCGCGAGAAAGCTCTTGGAATAAGAACCACCAAGACTCGTGGATTCCACAATCGCGGAAAAGAACCGATCGACCTCTTCATTGCATCTTCTATCACTCGAGCGATATACATTGCACCTGATGCTCTGGACGTGGAGAATGAGATCAATGCGACCATCGACCGATGGATGACACCACGGCAATTCGACTCCAGGCATGTTGAAGGAATTCGCAAGTTCATAAGGGATGTACTTAAGCCCAAACGACTTGAATTCAACATCAACGCGCCTATACTTGGAGACAAAAGCTGTGTGGAGAAGTCAGCCAAAGAGGGAGGTTGCAGAGAAGCTCTTCTCGAGCAGTTCACAAAGGAAGCTGGAGGACTATGTGGCAAGGATCCAACACAGGAGGACATTCTTCTCTTCTCGGCTAGAAGAACTCGCCGAAGAGTTGCCTTAAGATCAATAAAGAGAGTCGATGACGATAAAGCCAAAGACTCAGATCTAGAGGTTAACAACTTTCCGGCACTACCGAAAAGAAAGAAGAACACCAATCAAACTGTGCAGATAGAGGAACCACTGAAGTTCAACGAGGTACCTTTGGCTCCGCCTGGAAGTAAGTTCAAGCGATGCCCTATCTGGGAAGATTACGTAACAATCCCTGATGAGTCAGATGAGCTCTTAACCGAAGTGTACGATCAAGAGGGCTTTCACCGTGACTTGGAGGCATTCAAACTTGAATGGGCAGAGTGGAAGGAGCAAGAGAAGAACAAGAGAACGAAGAAGAAATCTCAAGAATCAAAGTCGTCGAAGAAATCGAAGTTACCCGAAATGGAACCATTCTCAGTTCCAGAGATGGGCGGGAAGATTCGCATCGCGACTAAGCATGAGGCTTCGCTCACTTACACGGCCAGAGCGATCACAGGCCACTCACTTCGGAGCTTAAAGAAGTTTGTGGCTGCCAAGGACGTACTTAAAGGAAGATGCATCAAGATAAAGTCTTCGGGACCGGGTGCTGTACTATACTCGGCGGATCTGTCAAAAGCGACAGACTATATTCCGCATGAGTTAGCACAGGCTGCTATTGAGGAACTAAGCAGCTTAAACGGTCTCCCAAAGAATCTACGTGAGACAATTCCTGTGATCCTTGGGCCGCAACGTGTCATCTGGAGAGACGGAGAAGGAAAGATCATCCGGTCCTGCGCTACCAAAAGTGGCGTGCACATGGGACTAGGACTATCCTGGTCCGCACTCTCGATCATCAACATGTATGCGGCATGGAAGGCTGGTGCAAAGAAAGAAACCTTCGGAGTTTGTGGCGACGACCTATCTGGATACTGGACACCAAACATCATTCAGCGATACGAAGAAATAATCGCAGAGTGCGGTCTGGAGATCAACAAAAGTAAGTCATTCAGGGCAGAGAGAGGAGTTTTCTGTGAACAGCTAGTAGAAAAGTGCAAGGACAATCCAGGAACGGCTATAAGCAAGCCATTCTGCCGAATCGCACAAGCAACACTAGCAAAGAGATTCACAAGAAGATCCAAAGTACCTCTACCGATCCTGGCTGAACAGTTGCGTCATGTCACAGGTCCATTACAAGGTCTTTGCCAAAGTACTCTCCGGAAATACAAGCTTCATGGTGTGCCTGATGGCATCTTAGCAGCAGGAGGAAGTGGCTGCGGAAAGATGTCAAGAACCCAGTGTGTAGTACTACTCAACAACAAGCTAAAGCTATCTAAGCTAGAGGAGGATCCAGTGATCAAGCACGAGATGACAAGACTTAAAAGTCTCGCCACACATCAGTGCCCGAAGAATGGAATCTCACTCGAAGAAGCGAAGATACAGCTCATGACAGCAAGGAGGAGATACACTGAGACCAAGCGCAACATCGACAGGTCAACTCAACCACAGGAGTACTTTACTGTGAAAGAGATGGCCAAGAGAAGTCGAGCTGCGCGAAGACAGGCGGGAAGAAACGTGAAAGAAATCGGTTTCAAAGAATTGGTTCTCAGGGCAGACTTACCAAGTAGGAGCAAATGGTTCATACTCCGAAGTGCTTTTGGTAAGTGTCCCAACTGGAACAAAATCGCATCTCTGTGTGCTCAAAATAAACAGAGATATATCCCTATCACCGAACTTAACTCAGGTGACGAACTAGGATTGCGACTTGTCCCAAGGCTCATCGAGGAGAAGATGAGAGCAAACGTGACCAGCTATGGGCTACTGGTCAGTACTCCGACAGAAGAAAATGTATCTGTCAAAGCAAATGCCCCCCTAACTCTCGACGAGTCCGTCGGGAGTTCAACCACGGCTAACAAGTAACCGGG